TTGTTGTCGTATCCTTCAGCTAGAGTACAGATTGGATTGTACCATGAAAGGTATCCTTTCTCCACTATACCGGAATCTAGTACAAGATCTTCTGGATGATCTACAGGTATAAAAGGTCTAGCAACAGCTCCTGTTTCGGGATCTAACTTCTTAGGCCAAGCTGCTGAACCAGACTCAAACCAGAGATAATTCTCATAATGATCGAAATTCTCAACAAGACCGTCAATCAGGGACTGGAGCTTCTCAACATCATCTTTTTTACCTAGACTTTGAGAAGCTGCCTGATCAGCCTGATAGCTGAAGATCAACTCAAACTTGTACCTAGCATTCTCTAGTCGTTCAAAAGCTGAAGAAAAGTGAATGAAATCACTGAAATCTTCATAGTCAATGCTGGTATGTTGAATTGCACTCTTAAATGTTGTATAAAGTTCCTTACTATTCTCCCAAGATTTCTGACTTAAGAGTTCTAGACGGTTCTTATAATCTGTTACTACTGTTGAAGATTCAACATTGACGTTGAAGTTAGGTCCCTTTAGAGAAGGAATTTCATCCTCAATAACAACTAGCTCTCTATGTACCCTAAACTGTGCAGATTCTCCTAAGCTTTCTAGAACCTGGAACCTTGACTTTACTGATGCTGAATTAGTTAGAGGTGTGTAGAGCTTGAACGTTACTACAGTCTCTAGATCTACAGCTTCAACTATGACGTTAGTAATTGGAACTTGAAGTCCATCAATCTCAAGAAAAGCTCCGTAGAAGTATCTTTCATTGTTGAGTTTATTCTGGAGCAAGCTAGTGTAGTACCTAAGTTCCTGAGATGAGAGTGTAATAGATTTAGCTCGTATTTCTGTCCTGTCAGATGAAATCTCTGAAATGTAGAGTTCTGTACCCTTTCCGTAGAGATTATCGAAAGCTTTATACTCTACAATAATGTCTCCTAGGTAGGTTCGATCCTCCATAAAGACTGTTGGATCTACCTCAAGTTGATTTACGTTAGAAGGACCTTGTTCTACACCCAGAACCTTATAGTCAGTTACGTCCTGAAAAGTTTCTAGAAGATTTCCTTCCAGGTCGTAGACACTAGCATCCAACCTGCTTTGGTCAGGATCAAAAGACGATACTGTATCTAAAACGTAGGTACCTACAAGAGCTTGATCATTCTCCTGAAGAATAGTCGAAACTCTAGGACCTAAATTAGTAACCTCGTATTTGTACTCTTGTCTCATCTAATACTGCTGCTAGCTATCTGTATTTGAAGATCTGCAATAGTTTGTTTGTCAGCTATCGACTGGCTCTTGAGAGCTGTTATTTCGTCTAGAAGAGGCTGAATATCTACCAAAGCCTCTTCAATCTTATACATGAGAGAACTCTTCTCAACCAGATACTGGTGTGAGTTGACAGATCCTGTTGGAGGTATTCTGAAGTAGAGCTCTTCATAGTCTCGAAAGAATTGTTCTACAGTCTTAATGCTTTCTGTAGGTTCTTGTCCAAACTCTCGAAAAGTTCGATCAACAACCTCGTTGAAAGCTCCTTTCTCATAAACTCTTTTACTAAACTCAACTTTCTCCATACCGTGTTACTCTAAAGAGAGTTCTATCGTCCACGACTTTTCGAGAACCCTCTGTCTCAATTTCAAACAACAGTCTATAGTACCGTTCCGGCTCTAGAAGATTTGTATTCAAAATGAAGTAGTTACACGTATCATAACTAATCTTGGTACCAAAATCTGTAAAAGGTACCCACATCTCTCCTGTGTACTCATCTCGAATTCCCCACAAACATCCGTCTGGTAGAGCTTTTTCTCCGTCTCTATAGATTGAAGATGTTGTAAAAGTCCTAACCGGAAATTCCGGTCTAGCTATGAGATCTACTCTAGCCATCTCTCCAGGATAGTAATGTTCCCTGAGATTCCTAGTCTTGACGATAATTTTGTGTAGTTCCTCCTCCTTGTACTCTTCAACTCCCTCTTTTCGACAGCTATCGTCATACACGATTTCAAGATAAGGATAGTTAACTGTGTGAGTCTCGGAACTATAGAAGCAGAGTCGAGCTTTCCGGTCAACCATAATCTGCTCATTGGAGAGTTTAATCAAGAAACCCAATCCTTTTCCGTTACCTAAGATCCAGTTATAAACCCACTCAGTTACGTCAAAGCAGATGTCCTTATTCTTCTGGTAAGATGTAAAATACTCGTGCTTGACCATATCATTGTCAAGAATATCCTGCCAAAATGGATCATCCGGAATAACAACTTGTCCACAACCGCAACTACAACTAACAATACTTCCACTTGGTTCTGGTTCAGGACCATCTTCACCTCCTTCAACTTCCCAAGGATGACCTGGTCTAGCTTCAACCCAGTTAGCTCCAGAAGTGTTAGCTGGAAGATCGTTGACATGTCCTTCTCCCTCTGTCCATTCCTGTTCAATTTCAGTCACGTCAATACCGTAAACTGAAGGTAGATTCTCAGAGTAGGCGTACTTGAGATTGAGAGTAGCTCTTACGAGAGAATGATTTCCTAATAATTCCTCCACTTCATTTGTCATGAACTCTAGAAGAATTCTAGAACAACCTTCAGCATCAGGTCTATAGCAGGTACCTAGCTCTAGAATTTCATCACCTCCAAAGCTAGCACTGGACTGAGTTCGTACAATAAAAGTATCTTGTATCGGCTTTATTCTCTTAATCATAGCACTAAAGTGTTACTGCTCTACCTAAAATATCTTGATTAGGATACTTGACTTCAAAAATACAAGGATCGTAGGAAGGATAAATTACGTTATTTCGGGTAGCTGTCGGAATGTCATAACTGTGCGTACCGTACGTTCGGCCACTATCCTTATCGTCGTTCCGTTTTGTAAGGTTCGCAACAGTGATGTTCTTAACCGTCTGAACTCCATCGACAGTGTCTAGAAGTGTATAGAGATCAGATAGATTTAGAGGTTCATTAATACTTCTCTTCTCTATCTTCATGTAGTCCTGAATAGCTTCGTTGCACTTAAGTAGTACGTCTCGAGTCTGTACACCCGGACGTAGAACTATGTCGTAGGTAATTCCAATATTGATTACGTATGCATCTTTAATGTCTAGTGCATCGGTAATCATCATGTACTGAGACAGATACGTTCTTAAGTTCTCCTTAACAATATTGGAAGCGTACGTTAAGTGTCCTTCAATATCTTGACTAAGAACGTAGAGAGTAATAGCTAAAGGATTTCTAGCAAGAGCTGATAGAGTCACGTTAGTTAGAGGTTCGTTTGCAGCAAAAACCTTACTGATCGCACCGAACTTCTGGGGCATGCTTAAAGCTCGAACATTAAAGTCTTTTAGGGTTACGATTCTCTTCTGCTCTGCAAAGGATCGAAGAGAGTTTTCTCGAATTTCCTCAACTGTATCTCCACTTCTACCTCCTACAGCTGGCTTAGGGTTATTAAATACCAGTCCTTCAAGAACTAGACCACTATCGCTTCCGTCATCAATCTCTACTGTAAGATCTTCAAGAGGTACTGTAACTCCTGTAGCTGTGTTAGCAAGTCGGAGCATATTGTACTCTGTAATAGAGTTTGCAGGAACGTTAGCTGAAAGACCTCCACCTACAATGTAAGTTACTTTCAAAGTACAATTTGTAGGAGCTAGTCCGTAACTCTTGGAGAACAAGAAATTTGAAGGATCGTAAGCAAGGTCATACTGATCTACAAAGTCTTGAGTACCTGCTTCAAGTGAAATTGGATTAGGTAAGAAGTTTTCTTCATCTGAATCCTCAGCGTAAACTCCTGCACCAAATTGAAGAACTAGATTGCCCTTAGTGTTAAACCTTGTCGTAAACCTTCGGTCAACCTTTCGAAGCCTTAAGTTGTAGGCTGTACCGTCCTTAAGTGCTTCTTCTCTATTTTCTACCCTTTCCTCTTCAAAAACTGTATCCTGACCTAGGAACGGAACCTCTGTCCAGATTTCTCCTGTTTCAACATTCTCTACCTTGACGATCGTAACAATGTTGGTATCTTTTAGTTCTACCGTCTGAAACTTTTTGTAGGTACCGAAATTAAAGGTAGTCTCTCGAAGTTCTCCTGAAAAGACCTTTCCTTTCTTGTAGAACTCGTAGTAGAGTGGATTACCTTCCTCATCTAGAGCTCCAACATAAATGTCTGTAGGATCGTAAGAACTTGAGAATGAAAAATCTACATCATCTCGAAGAAGGAACCCTGTTGTAGCTTGTAGCGAGCACCTAAAGTTCGAATACTCCTCTACTTTGTAGAGTTTGCTCCAGTCTGGCTGGTATACTTCTCTACCCTTGTCGTCGATGCTTTTAGATGCTGGAACAATCTGACGAAATTCCAGTTCAGTTTCAGCAACAGTAGTGATTTTAGGTCTGTAGCCAAGCATGTAAGCCATGGCATACAGGTTGGCTGGATTTTTAGCATACTGAATAAAGGTTTCCTGAACCTGGATATCCTGATAGAAGGAAAGAATATCTCCCACATAGGCAGCCATCTCCATGAACATGGTTCCGGGAGACGGTACTGTAAAATCGCTGTATGAGTCTGGGAAATAGTTCTTTGCAAACTCTATGAGTTGTTCCTTAAAAGAACTAAAATCCTTTCCTGTGTAATTTATACTTCTGATACTACTCACTACTGTTCAATATTGATTGTAAGTTCGTCAATCGTATTAGCTTCCTTGATGGAGTACCTCAGGTAGAGCTGAAGTGCATTTTCATGAATAGCATTTAGTTCTAACTGAAGCACATTTACTCTAGGAAACCAGACCTGGAGATCTCTCCTAGTCTGATCTAGAATGATTTGTCGACGTTCTGGTGTGTCGTGTTCAAAAAGACTCTTGAGTAGCTCATTTCCGAAAGAAAGATTGAAGTACCGTTCTCCCTTAGCAGTCATGAAGTAGTTCATGAGATTGGACCGAATAGCATCCTTGGTCTGGTAGGTTGGTACAAACACAACCTCTCTAGACTTTTTTCTCCAGAGTCTTCTTCGTTCCTTTTCGAGAGAAAGACCATTCTCGTAGGTACTTGAATAGTTACCTCCGAACGGTAGTTTTACTCCGATAATCTTTCGACCTTCAAGATCGACTGGTTGAATCTTTCGAACGTTATACGCCATTACATAAAGTTGTTAAGGTCTTCCCGAGTCATACTCTTAGCTGTAGCAGCTAGAATAGACATAGGATCCTTCTTCATAGCAGGACTACTGGACGGTTTTGGTTGATATGTTTCTGTAACTGTTCCAGGTACTGCAAGCTCCTTTACCCAGTCTGGTGTAGGAAGATTAAGAGGCTGTCTAGGTCCTGTAGACGGAATGACAGGTTGCTGACTAGGTGTACTAGCAATCTTTACAGCTTCTGTAAGAATACTGCTTAGTTCCTCTCTCATTGTCTCCTGCACAACTTCCTTAATTAGGAGCCTTAATTCTTCTATTTTCATACTATGATATAAATAGTTCTACCGTGTTAGCTGATCCAATTGAATTTTCATCTCTTCAATTAGAATATCTTTATTGAGACTAAAGGTCTTAGTTCCTTCAATAATAACCGTATTACCTTCATCCCGAACTTCTACATATCTCCGAACAGCAACTTTTGGTGAGTGCGTATCTTCTAC